GTGAGATGGTGATGATGAAGATTGCCATGTGGACATGGAAACCCCGCCCGGGCAACGAGCAAACTGTCAGCCAGTACCTGCAACCGAGTATCCGCTATTCCAGATCAGACTGTTTTGACCTGCCTGAAACGGTGTACGAAACCCGGCAATGCGAAATGACCCCGCAGCAGAAGAAACTCTTTCTCAACATGATGCGGCAGTTTGTGATGGAGATCAAAGGCAAGCAAGTTACCGCCGTGAACGAAGCATCGAAGGTGCAAAAGTTGTTGCAGGTTTTGCTCGGGGTGGTCTACACTGACGATGGCAAGTCGGTGTATGTGGACTGCGAACCTCGCATTGCGGTGATCCGCGAAGTAATCGAGGAGTGCAGTGAGAAGGTGCTGGTGTTCGTCCCGTTTACTGGGGCGCTGCACGGCATCGCGGAAGCCTTGGCGAAGCACTACAAGGTGGCTGTAGTTAATGGACAAGTCACGAAGAACCAGCGCAACGAAATATTCAAAGCGTTCGCAAGTGACCCGGATTTACGGGTGCTGGTAGCCGACGCACGATGCATGCAGCACGGACTGGACATGACCCCGGCGACCACGATCATCTGGGCGGGGCCGACGAACAGCAACGAGACATACGATCAGGCATGCGACCGCATTAAGGGGCCGAAACAAAAACTGAAAACGGAGATCATTCACATCGAAGCGACGGAAATTGAACGGAGGGTATTCAAGCGACTGAAAGATAAACAATCCATGCAGGGATTACTGCTTGACGTGATACAAAACCAAGAGGAAATTTTATGACCATTACGGTCGATGTTGTAGTGAAGAAGTACATCGAACTGCGCGATGAGGTAGCGCGGATTGATGCAGAAGCGAAGGAACGGTGCAACGCTCTCAAGGCATCCATGGGCAAGCTCGATGCGTGGCTGCGCCTGAAGTCGGAAGCTGATGGTGTGGAATCGTTCAAGACGCAGCACGGCACGGCGTTCTACACCACGGTGGATTTTGCACAGGTGGCTGACTGGACTGCGGTACTGGATTACATCATTACCAAGGAAGCGTGGGACATGTTGGAGAAGCGCGTGGCAAAGACTGCCATCCGTGCCATCGTCAACGAAACACAAGTCGTACCCCCCGGTATCAACTACGGAACTCGCAAAGAGTTGAACATCCGCAAACCAACCAAAACCGACTAAAGAGGAACAAATGGAAAATCTCCCCGTATTGGCAAACATCAATCTCCCCGCGTATCTGCGCGGTTCCGGCAAAGGTGCTGATCTCGTCGCCGCCGCAATGGTGGGCGCTCCGATTAACGTGCCACGCATCTCGCTCAAGCAGGGGCGCTTCCGCATCAATGATGGCGCAGATGAGTTTGTCGTTGAGCAGTTGTATCTGGATGCCACGGTCGTTGGCGTGGTTCCGGGTGTGTCGAAGATATTCTACTCGAAGCCGTGGAACCCGAACGACGAGCCGACTGAACCCGACTGCCAGTCGCTGCTGGGTGACAAGCCCACGAGCGGTTCGCCTTCGCCGCAGAACGTCATCTGCGCAACGTGTCCGAAGAACCAGTGGGGTTCCAAGATCACTCCGCAGGGCACTGAGATCAAGGCGTGCAGCGACTCCCGTCGCCTCGCCGTGGTTGCCACCGATGACCCTGAGAAGACGTACCTGCTGGTAGTGCCTGCCGCGTCGATGAAGAATTTCACGAAGTATGTGAAGACACTCTCGATGCACGGGCTGACTCCCGACATGGCGCGCACACGGCTGACCTTCGACACACAGGCCAGCTACCCCCTGTTGCAATTCGCGTTTGCCGGTGTGGTGGAAGAAGATGCATACGCCATGATCGGTGCGAAGCTGGGGTCGGTGGAAGTGAACGATGTGCTGGGTATTTTCGCCTCAGGTAAGGCTCCGGCGCTCGCCGCCCCTACTCCTGCGCCAGTTGCCCCAACGCAACAAAACGTCATTCCGATGGTGCAGCCGCAAGCACCCGCCCCGGAACCGGAAGCACCCAAGCGCGGGTTTGGTAAGGGGCGTCCCGTAGGCTCGAAGAATAAGCCCAAGGACGCACCCGCAGCCCCGGCAGCGCAACCCGCTGTTGCAACAAGGGGTTTTGGCGGAACCAAGGTGGCTGCAAGCGCACCTCCAGTCGTCCAGACGCAGCCCAGCGCTCCGGTGCAAACCACCCCGGTGGCAGTAAACGGTAACGCAATGTCTGATCTTGAGTCAGAACTCGACGCGCTGATCGGGAAGTAGTTCGCATAAGTTGCATTGAACTGCGGCGGGAGAGCGCGTAGGGTATACGCTCTCCCGTTTTTCCCCTTTATAGAGGTCGCGCTTATGAACTGTTATGACTTTCTCTGCCGGGTGCTCCCCGCTCAGGGACAAGGTGGGTACGTCGGATCGTACAAGAAAAGTGGTGGTGGGATGTGGAACACAGGCTTCGACACCATCGAAGAACTCGCTACAGCAAGCCTCGAAGCATCACAAAGAAAAATCACTGCGTACTACGCACTCGGCACGTTCACCGACAACTACGGGCCGAACGACAACGGTAAAGACATCTGGCAGCGCAAAGTTGCACAGGCAGTAGCATTCAAGACACTCGCACTCGATGTGGACTGCGGCGTTGACAAGCCGTACGAAGACCAACGAAGCGGGCTACGCGCACTGGTCGGATTTGTAAAGGCAGCAGGCCTGCCTGTGCCGATGATCGTGCTTAGTGGCAACGGGTTGCACTGCTACTGGTGGTTTGCCGAGTCCATACTGAAAGCACGCTGGGTAGCAACCAGCACTGCGTTGAAGAAGCTTTGCAGGATGCACCAGTTCAGCATTGACGAGAGCAAGGTGCACGACGCTTCGATGACGTTGCGCCCTGTGGGTACGACGAACTTCAAGGGCGGCAACGTGGTCAGTGTACTCAAAGACCAAGGGCCGTTTGACATCGAGGCGATTGAGAAAATCGCCAATGTAGCGGGAACTATGAGTGCCGGTCTGCGTAGCAAGGCACACGCAAAAGCTGCATCGAACGCACTGACCGAGGCCGCACTCGCTGGTACTGAACATCCACCATCAGATCCTGCCCGAATCGTCGCAAACTGCTTACAAATACAACAGCACACCAAGGATGGCGGACGAGCAACCAAGTATGAGCCGTGGTTTCTGACCGTAGGGGTAGCGGCATTCTGCATCGACCCTGAAACCGTGGCTACTGAGTGGAGTAAGGGACACGCCGATTATTCAGAGAAGGAAACACGCAGCAAGCTCACCGACTGGCAAGGTAAGACCGGCCCGACAACGTGCGCTACGTTCAATGATAGAGTCCCCGGCATCTGTGGCAAGTGCACGTTCTTCGGCAAAGTTCCATCACCGTGTTCTTTAGGTGCTCCGCAGCCAGAACCAATCACCATAACTCCGGGCGATGTATTAACCCCTTCCCCAATCTCCGAGCCGCCATCTCCGTTCTCACGCACACAGCAGGGCATCTTCATTGATGTGGGTGGCGTGTCAACAGCGATATGCCACTATGACTTTTTCCCCGTGCAGATCATGCGCGATCCGGCAAACCCGTTCGATGAAACGGTGTGGATGTGGAACAAACCGCACGCTGGCTACACGCCGATCAAAGTCAGATCGGCGTTTATTTTTGACGATAAGGGATCAGACCTCATCAAGTGCCTGTCGGATAGCGGCATTTACATTGCAACGAAACCAAAACAAACATCAATGGGTGGTTACATGCGTGCTTATATTCAGAAACTACAGGCGGAAAATCCGTCAATCGAGTTGTACGACTCCTTCGGTTGGAAGCGTAACTACACAGCATTCGTGCTCGGCAGCACCGAGTACAGTAAAAACAGCACAGGCGATGTCGTTGCCACCGAAGTGGGTATATCCAAGACGCTCATCAACAAGGGTATCGACAAGGCGCTGCTCCCCGTGGGGGACTTCGGCGTCTGGCGAACGTGCACAAAGGCACTGGCTGCACCCTCGATGGCAGGACATGCGTTTGCCTTGGGCACGGCGTTCGCCGCACCCCTCGTACCACTGACAGGTCTGTCTGGCAGCATGCTCGCGCTGCTTGGGAAAAGCGGCGAGGGCAAGTCCACCATGCTTGAGTGGGTGCAGTCCGTGTATGGGTACTACAAATCACTCGGCATGACCAAGGAATCCACGCAGATGTCGATTGCAGAGCGCATGGGGATGTATGGCAACCTGCCAATGACCATTGATGAAGTAACCAACATGGAACCATCCCGGGTGGGCGACTTGCTGTACTGGACGACGCAGGGGCAGGACAAGAACAGAAAAACCGAAGCCATCGCAAAAACGTGGGCGACTGCTTCGATAGCTGCGACGAACCGCTCACTGCGTGACAAGGTAGCATCCATCGGTGGTGATACGCTTGCCATGGCAATGCGGGTGTTCGAGGTCACCCTTGGACACAATCAGGTATTCAGTGATGACAGCGCCATCGGTAAGCGCGTTCGCCTCATCATTCAGAACAACTATGGGCACGCGGCGCGCATCTACATCCCTGAACTGATCCGCCTTGGCCCGGATGCGCTGCGGGAGATGATCCAAGCAACCGAGTTGCTGATGAAGACCCGGTGGGGGTGAAGTTCAATGGGCCGGAACGGTACTGGGAAGTGATTATCGTTCTCAATTATCTAGGCAACCAGATCGCGCACCGGCTTGGCCTCGTGCAGTACACCCCAGAAGCGGGGACGGAATGGGCGATACGGCAACTCGATGGTCAGCGGGGGTATGTCCAAGCTGCGCAGTACGATGCACAGGACATGATATTTGAGTACCTGAACCAGAATAATGGCCTGTCGCTCACCGTGTTCGACAGCAATGGCAAATCGGTCATGCAGGAGCCGCCACCCCGGGGCGAAGTGCACATCCGTAAGGAGATCGTACTCAACAGCAAGGGGCGAGCGGAACACGGGAAGATGTACTATGACAGGTTCCACTTCCAGCGCTGGCTGGTAGAGCGTGGGTACGACTTGAAGCAGGTGCTGGAGGAGATCCACGAAAACGGCTCGGAGTTCGTGCCGAACAAATACGGCAAAATCTATATGGGCAAGGGCACCCAGCTAAAGCTCGGGCAAGTCAGGGTCGTTGGCTTTAATCTGTCCCACGAGAAGTTCCGTGGGATGCTGGAACTGGAAAACGGGCTTGACCTGATGCCAGCCAGCGAGCGCACAAACGTGCTGAAGCTACGATAAAAAACCCCGGCACGGATTGAACACATGCCGGGGAATCCCATGGAGGAGGAGTTTCATGGGAATGTGCATTTTACCCGAGTTGTTGCTTCCTCAGTGTGTCCATCATTTCCTGCACAGTTGGCATTCCA